ATAGAAAAGTTAAAGAAAGAAATAATGGATGTTTTGGAGGGAAGACATGGCTGATGATCTGGTGGCGCGGCTGCGCGTGTTCCACGAATATGACGAAGGTAAAAGTTCGTTTATTCGCGAAGCTGCCGACCGCATTGAGCAACTGGAGGCGGCGCTGCGGATCGTGATGGAGCTTTCGCGCAAACGCTCGACCCATCCCATGTCGCCAGAAGCGGATTATTTCTGCATAGCCGGAGCCGCTCTGGAGGGGCAAGATGGGGAAAAGGTCTGACTTTGAACGGGTCAAGCTAGACTATTACCCGACGCCCCTTTCCGCTATTGCGCCCCTGCTCCCGCATCTGACGCGGGGGCAGACCTTCTGCGAGCCGTGCGCTGGCGCGGGTGTGTTGGCCGGGCATCTTGAGAACCACGGGATGCGCTGCGTGTCGGCGTTTGACGTGCGCCCTCTGGCGGCAGGAGTCAGGCAGCACGACGCATCATGGATCAGCGAAGACGATTTAGAAGGGGCCGATCTTATCATCACCAACCCGCCTTGGGACCGGCCTGTGCTTCACCAGATCATAGAACGATGCTCGCGCTTGCGCCCAACGTGGCTTCTGTTCGATGCTGACTGGATGCACACAGGCCAAGCTCGCGCCCATCTCGATGTGTGTCGCATGATCGTGTCCGTGGGCCGGGTGAAATGGATCGAAGGTTCGCGGAACACCGGCATGGATAATTGTTGCTGGTATCTCTTCGACGCCAAAAACCCCGGCTCAACCACATTTGTAGGCAGGCGATGAAGATTCCGCTCGATATTCAGATCATGGCTGTCGAACGGGCGGTGGTGAATTTAGAAGGCCACATTGCAATCCTGCGCGATTTAGTCGCAAAGAAAAAGCGCGATGCGTCTACCGTAGAATTAAAAGAAAGTTGGTTGCCAGAATTGCAGGCCGCCCTTAACACATTGAAATGGCTACATAAAAACGAAGATAAAATTAAGGAAAAATTGCGTTGACCATGCCCCCTGGACATGTCATATTGGCATTCTAAAGAAATGAGGAAAGCTATATGACTGTAAAAGATCGCATCACTCCCGCCGCGACAATAATCGCCGAATGGCTTGGCTGTGATATTAACGAAGTAACCGAGATGGTGTACCAGCCGACCGTTTACCGCTCGCCCCGTGTGTTTGCGGGCGACGACAATCCTTGGGCTTACTACTGCTGCCCCACCAGCCGCCAGAAGCTCCCGTCAGGATTCGATTGGGAAATTGTTGGTCAGTCATGGCGGCAGGAACACGCTGGCCGCCCAATTTATGGCAGCCGCATATCTGAATAAAAACTAAAACTTAGCAATGGAGATAAGCTATGGAATTACCGAAACACATCGCGGACATGTGCGGCGTTGTCATTGATGGCGCTGGGCCGGCAAAGGCCGGCAATTCAATTACCGACCCTGTCCTTACGTGCGAGCGTGGGGACGACGGGATCACCGAGGTTGCCTTCAACGGAGCCGTGATTGGCTGGGTCAAACGCTGCGGAATTGAGAACTATCAGGCCATGACGCCGCGTGGTGAGGTGGGCCGGTATGAGACTCACCGGGCTGCGCTTAACCACATTGTGACGGATATGTTCTGATGGCTAAGAAAAAAATTAAGAAGAAGCCGACACGCGAAGATGAAGCAGAACGTCTGCGTGAGCTTCTCTATAAACTCGACATGTTGAACACGGAGGCCGCCAGCTATTTACAGGTCGGGGAGCGAACGATCTATCGATGGCTGGCCGGTGAGCGGCGCATTCCGCACGCGGTCTTTCTGGCTTTGGAGTTGAAGCCGAAAACGAAATGAGATACGCTAAAAGAATGCCCCGGCGAAGCGCTAACTTCACCGGGGCGTGAAACGGAACATGGCGGTGTTCCGATGTTGCGCCAGCAATATATCGCGGGTGGAGCGTCGGATCAACCACAATGGATGGTGATCCAGCATGAAGAACGCCCCCCGTCTGACGTGGTTTAGATTCTATCACGAAGCCTTAGACGATCCCAAGGTTCAGTGTCTGGACGGTGACACGTTCAAGCACTGGGTCAATTTGCTTTGTCTTTGCTGTCGCAATGGCGGCCTGCCACGAAACGTTTCACAAATCGCATTTTCACTCAGAGTGCCTGAAACGGTATGCCTCACGGTCCTCGAACGCCTATCGAACGCTGGCCTTCTCGATAGGGCTAACGGTGGCCCTGACGGGTACCACTACGCTGTCCACGGCTGGGACAAAAGACAATACAAATCAGATAGTTCTACTGAGCGTGTGAAACGTTTCAGGAAACGTTTCAGCATCGTTTCTGAAACGGCGGATGAAACAGGACCAGAGTCAGAGTCAGAGACAGAGTCAGAAAGTACACTGGATATACAAGGCCGCCAGAGGGTTAATAACCTTATTAATACACTGGATATATATAATACTAATAATATAGGCACAGACCAGCTTAAGAAGGGGGCTTGAGCTATGGAACTGAGAACCTATCAATGGGACACAATTGAGAAGCTTAGGCGTTCCCTCGCTGGCGGCAAAAGACGCCCGGTGGTTCAGGCTCCGACTGGATCAGGGAAAACCGAGGTAGCTGCGAGCATCGTCCGCATGGCTCGCGAGAAGGGCAAGCGCGTAATCTTCACCGTGCCTGCGTTGGAACTGATCGACCAGACTGTCGAGCGGTTTGCGCGGCATGGGATTTTGGAAGTGGGCGTGATGCAGGCCGCTCACGAACTGACGGATCGCGACCAGCCGGTCCAAGTCTGTTCGGTCCAAACGCTAAACCGGCGAGACATCCCGAAAGTTGATTTGGTCATCGTGGACGAGTGCCATGTCTCGTTCAAGCTCTATGAGCGGTGGATGGCGCTGCCAGATTGGAAGAACGTTCCATTCGTGGGCCTGACCGCCACGCCGTGGGCGAAAGGGATGGGGAAGATTTGGGATGATTTAATCATAAGCGTAACAACACAGGATTTGATCGACCAAGGTCACCTCTCCGATTTTAAAGTTTTTGCGCCCTCCCATCCTGATCTGCGCGGCGTGAAGACCGTGCTGGGAGATTACGAAATCAAAGGGTTGGGCCAAGCGATGGACAAGTCTGCGCTGGTCGCGGACATAGTCTCGACGTGGCTGGAGAAGGGGCAGAACCGACCGACCCTGTGCTTCGCCGTGAATCGCGTTCACGCAAAACATATCCAGAGCCAGTTTGAGGCTGCCGGCGTGGCGACAGGTTACGTCGATGCCTATTCGGAGAAGGACGAGCGGCGCGATGTGGCGGCTAAGTTCAAATCAGGCGAGATTAAAATCGTCTGCAACGTCGGCGTCCTGACCACGGGCGTCGATTGGGATGTGCGGTGTTTGATCCTTGCCCGTCCGACTAAATCCGAGATTCTCTACACGCAAATAATCGGGCGTGGGCTTCGTACTGCGCCGGGGAAGGATTACTGCCTGATCCTTGACCACAGCGATACGACGCTGCGGCTGGGCTTCGTCACGGATATTCATCACGATGAGCTAGACGATGGACATAAATCGCAGGCGGTCCGCGAGAAGGCCGTGGTCCTTCCGAAAGAGTGTCCGAAATGCGCTTTCGTGAAGCCGCCAAAGGTTCATGTTTGCCCGTCCTGCGGATTTAAACCCGAGGCGAAAAACAAAATAGAAAACGAGGCGGGCGAATTACTGGAATTAACGCGCGGCAAAAAACTCAAAGCCTCGAAATATACGATGAAGGAAAAATTGGATTTTTATTCCGAGCTGCTGCGCCACGCCCGAGACAAGGGCTACGCTGACGGTTGGGCCTATTACAGCTACAAAGATAAATTCGGGGTTGCGCCTACGATCAAGCCGATGCCGGCGGTTTCTGTCTCGCCGGCCACTGCGTCGTGGATCAAGCACCGGAACATCGCTCGCGCTAAGGCTCGCGAAAAGGCGAAGGGTGCGGCGTGAAAATAACCGACGTTGCGCGCGGCCATTGGCGGCAGATACTGCCGAGCTTTGGCTATCACCCGCCTATGAACCCACGGGCGCACGGTCCATGCCCCATGTGTGGCGGCAAGGATCGGTTTCGCTTTGATGATCGGGACGGGACTGGGTCTTGGCTGTGCAATCAATGTGGCCACGGCGATGGCTTCGATCTGATTCAGCGGCTGGCGGGAATCCAGTTCCTCGATGCACGGAAACAGGTCGCAGGAATGCTTGGGTTCAAGCTAGAAAACAGAAACGACGGTCCATCGCCAGAGGACAAGGATAGGAAGGCTATGCAGGCCGTCTGGCAGGCCTGTAGGCAGCCGACAGAAAACTCGCCGGTTGGTAGATACCTGAAACACCGTGTGGGCTGTCTGTTGTCTTCTAATAGCCTTAGAGAGCATACTGCATTATGGAACCCAGCCACACGGTCCAGAATGCCTGCGATGGTCTGCATGATCGCCGGTCCAAACGGGCGGGCGGCGAACCTTCACTGTACCTTTTTGACAAGCGATGGGCGTAAAGCCGAGGCCGAGCCTGTTAAGCGAGTGATGCGCGGTCCATTGCCGGAGGGCGCAGCGGTCCGGTTAGGGAAAGCGCAAAAGATGATGGGGGTCGCTGAAGGGATAGAGACAGCTATGGCAGCGTCCATCCTGCATAAAATGGTCCCGGTATGGGCTACCGTTAACGGAACTATGTTAGGGAAATGGTCCCCTCCCCCGGAGGCTGAGATGATTTTCATTTTCGGGGATAATGACGAAAATTATACCGGGCAGGCTAAAGCATATCAGTTGGCAAACAGGCTTTCGGTCCAATTCAAAAAGCAATGTGAGGTAATTCTTCCCGAATTTTATGGGAATGATTGGGCAGATATTTTGAAAGTTACGCTGGATTAATTTGGTCCATCGGTCCATCGGTCCATTGGTCCATTGGTCCATTGGTCCGCTGGTCCGCTGGTCCGTCCGGGCAAATTAATTTTTGGAATTAAAAATAAACTGCGAAAATAAATTGCGCTGATTGGTCTGCAATTTTTAGACAAAGAAAAACCCCCGCACCGTAGCGCGGGGGCTTGGTTTAGTGTCCTTTCGGGGGCGGCCTTGGCTTTAGAAAATAATGCCACGCGAACCATGCAAAGAAAAAAAGCCCGGCGGAAAGGATTAGAAAGATAATCCGGGCGGCGCTTTTCATTCGCCGCGCGCCGCGTCTATGGCCGCCCGCGCCCCGTCTAATAGGCCGCCCGCTTTGGCAAGCGCGCTTGAATCGCCGTGAGCATAAGCAAAGCCTAGAAGCCGCTCGCAATAGTCTAAAAGCGCGGGCGCTTGTACGATTAGCCGCCCGTTTGCTTTTGCTTCCGCAATGCTAGGCCAAGCTTCGCTATCGGAATCGGAGTCGATTAATTCGGCTATCTGATAGCCGCCCGCGCTTTCGATATAAACGCAATCAAATTGCTTTAGCCGCCAAGGGGCGGCGCTATATGTTCCCATAGCTTTGACTCCTTGCTTTCAAGCCGCCGGAGTGGCGCTTGGCGATACGGGCGGCGCTTGGCCGCCCGCACTAGCCAAGAGTCACGCGGCCCGGCGCTTGGCGGGCGCTTTGGCGGCCTTTCGCCT